GTAGCTATTGCGGCGGGAGATTTCCAAGGGTACTTTCCTATCCGGCATGAGAGCGGCGAGAACTTCTCACAGAAGAAAGTCTTTGCTTGGCTGAAGAAACAGATGGAGACACCTCATATTGAGAAGGTCATGCACAATGCGATGTATGACCTTGGCTGGTTACGCTGGGCCGGGATCGAGGTTCAAGGTTCGATAGTCGATACCATGATAGCCGCTCCCCTGCTGAACGAGAACCGGATGTATTATAACCTAGACTCTTTGGCTCGTGAGTATCTGAGTGAGCGTAAGGATGAGAAGATTCTGAAAGCTGCGGCCTCTGCCTTTGGTGTTGACCCAAAGGGCGGGATGTGGCGGCTACCGTCTCACTTAGTCGGGGCATATGCAGAACAGGATGCCGCTGTGACCCTGAGACTTTGGGACAGGTTACGCGCTGACATGATTAAGGATGAATGCACTGGTATATTCCAGCTTGAGTCAAGCCTGATGCCTGTGCTTCTGGACATGAAGACGAATGGTGTGCGGGTTGACATAGATAAAGCAGAGCAGGCGCGGACAGAATTACTGCGCAGAGAAAAAGAATTAACGGAGGATGTGCGGAAAGACACGGGCGTAACTATCGAACCGTGGGTCGCTACATCTATAGCAAAGGCGTTTGATGCCGTCGGGCTGTCGTATGATAGGACAGAAAAAACTGGGGTTCCCGCCTTTACAAAACAGTTTCTTGCGAACCATGAGAATCCTCTGGCACAGAAGATTGTAAAGATTAGAGAGTTTAACAAGGCCAACACAACCTTTATCGAAACCATTCTTGAGCACTCTCATAAGGGGCGTATCCATTGTGACTTTAATCCTTTGCGTTCCGACGAGGGCGGCACTGTAACGGGGAGATTCTCTTCAAGCAACCCGAACCTACAGCAGATCCCGGCACGGGACCCTGAGATCAAAGCAATGATCCGAGGACTGTTCATACCAGAAGAGGGGTGCAAGTGGGGATCATTCGACTATGCGTCACAAGAACCACGCTGGCTTGCTCACTATTGTTCTACATTAAAAGGCGTACACCGTCACCCTCAGATTGATGAAGTAGTTCAGATGTACCACGATGGCAATGCTGACTTTCACCAAATGGTTGCAGACATAGCAGGTATTTCTCGTAAGCAGGCTAAGACTGTTAACCTTGGTATCATGTATGGTATGGGCAGGGGTAAGCTGGCTGGCGTGATGGACATCACTGATGAAGAGGCAAAAGAACTTCTTGCTAAGTATCATGACCGGGTGCCGTTTGTTAAAGGTATGGCTGACATGACTATGCGTAGAGCAGAAGAGGTTGGGCATATCAGAACGTGGCTGGGACGGAAGTGTCGCTTCAATATGTGGCAACCTAAGTCATACGGCTACAGCAAGCCTATGCCGCTAGAGGCGGCGGCAAAAGAATATGGCGGAAAGGCGGCAATCAAACGTGCCTTTACATACAAAGCTTTGAACAGGCTGATCCAAGGTTCAAGTGCCGACCAGACAAAGAAGGCGATGGTGGACTGCTATGCAGAGGGATTAACTCCAATGCTGACAGTGCATGACGAATTGTGCTTTAATATAGAAAGCAAGGAACAGGCCGAACGGATATCTGAAATCATGACCACCTGTGTACCAAACCTAAACATTCCGTTCGAGGTAGACACAGCGCTGGTTGATAACTGGGGGGAAGTAGAGTGAAGTGCTGGCATTGTGAACACGAACTTATCTGGGGCGGCGACCATGATCAGGAAGACGATGATGGCAAACAGTTCATCGAATCTAATCTGTCCTGCCCTAACTGCGAAGCCTTCTACCTAGTCTACTTGCCCGTAGGAGGAGTGGAAGATGTTTGATGTATTTCTAACAGCCTGTCATTTAATGATTACAACTGAGTGTATGACTATAGAGAACACTAGAGGTCCTTACGAAAAGAGGATTGACTGTCTGGCTCGAATGAATGAGATGTCTGATGACGCAAGAGCTATGTTTATCAGAATGAAACTGCCATATGTGATAGTAAAACGCGAATGTCGTGGACCTCAAGCTGCATAGGTACGTCTACCCGCAACGAGCGGCCTGAGAATCGATGTTTTTATTTAAGTAAATCAGTCACTTGGAGAACAGGTCTCTCCTTGGCAACAGTCGTAAATTACCTGACTACAGGTGACACATTGCTCATGACCATGCACGAATATAGTTCTTAGCTCCTCACCACAGCGGTCACACCTCTTGCAGTGGCGTTTCACCTCAGTCTTCTCCATCTGCCAACGCTCTCATCCGTGCTACTAAACGTCTTGCGCGGTTCGGGACCTGAGTATACCAACGGCTGTCAACCATCTGGTCTGCCGCCTCATTCCAGTCACGCGCATCAACACCAGCCTTCATGCCTTTGAACTTTGATAGGCGGGGCCGACCCATGTTAAACATCATGTTGGCAATAATCTTCTGACACTCGTCTGGTAAATCGGCAAAGTCAGAGTATAAGGTCATACAGTCATCAATCGTAACAGCCATATCTAGATTGAATACTTGCTGTACCCGCTCTTGCTCAATGACTGTGCCAACTTCTTTGCCGTACTCTTTGTCTTCTTTGGTAATGAGATGACCTATGCCGAATGTAGGTAGGCCCAGATGGTCCAAGTATATCTCGTACTTGCAACCCTCATCTTCAGCAAGCTCCTGACGAAGCTCGTTTAGCACTGTTGATTTCATCATGTTAGTTGTTCCCAAATGTTAGCATGTTCTTTAATGCAGAGAATGGATCACCGCCCATAAAGGCAGGGTTGTTTCTAACTGAAGGGGATGCGGGAGCCGACTGTGGGGCTGGAACGGCTCCCGCTTGCGCTGGCACTGATGGAGGGACAGTACCTGCAGCAACTGGTTGTGATTGTACCGAAGTCACAGGGCCGAGGTCCACGGGCTGTGGTACGAATTCTTGAGTTTCTGGTTCCAATGGAACACCTAGCTTACGACCCCGAAGCTCTTTTCTAATAGCGTTGATTTCGGACATTGGTAGTCTATTATTATTCTGCCGAACTCTTTTTTTAATATCAGAGGAAGGAACAAAAGGAACGAACTTTCCACGCATTAAGTCAGAGACGTTTGCAACCTTATTCTTTTTTAATGTCCTGCGTATTTCTGGATCAGAAATACCAAGCTTACGCATGTTCTCAATAACATAAAACATCTCATTCATCACGCGGAACCGAGCTTCATTGGCGTTACGATATGTACTCAATGCGTTCTGAGGGTCTAACTGATTTCTTGTACTAACAGCACTGTTGAATATTTGTGATGTACTTTGGAGTGCTCGACCATACTCATACCCACGGTACATCATAATGTTCTCAGGCTTAACTTCATTCTCAGTAATACCTGTAAAAGCTCTAAAAATTTCCTGCGCTGCACGGCGCTCATTGCCGTTAGGGTCGGTAGTGTCGGACATTAAAGAACGAGCGAACCTTCCTACTTCTACGCCGGGTGCTTGTGTTTCTTTCTTTTGTCCTTTGAGAGTAATCGGCATGGCTCCAGGAACAAACGAGTCTGCGATATGAAAAAAGCTTTTCATTGTTTTGTCACCGACAGTGTCTTCGTCACGATATATTTTTGCACCTGTTTGTGTTCTACCGTTACGCACAGTAGCGTCAACAATTCTCTCAGTAACAATAGACTCCCCTGCGAATGGGTCAAATATTTCTCCGATCGCCCCCATGACAGCATCTGTTGCGACCTTGCTTGTGTCACTGCCCATGTCTTCGCCACGGTTTACTGCGTTTAGTACCGCGAGAAACGGGCGCTGAAGGTAGTCATATGGATTAGTGTAGCTATAGTCTACATACCCTGTTACCCTGCCGTCTTTTACAGAAGTAGGTAATAACCGGCTGTTCTTCTGCCAAGGTGCGGCGGTCTCACGAATAGCTTCCATTTGTTCTTCGATGTTGTCTATACCTGTCAAGTCCATCGCCATCTTTTGTATGGTGGCAGGAGCGACAAACATTGTCATTGAAGCACCCATTAGTCTGCGCATGCCGACTTCATTTATTCCTTTGACTGCGGCAGCAGCTTTATCCGCGTCACCACCAAATCTAGCAATCATTTTGTCATCAACTTTGACTGCTAGTTCATCCAGAGCCTGTTTGAGTGTGTTGGCACTGGTACGAATAATTTCTGCTGGGAATGCAATGAAGTTACCGACAGGCAGTTTGCGTAAGCTCTTTACAATCTCAGGGACCCGTTCATAGTTAGGCACAGTGTTCTTTACTATATCCGCTGCGTATTCATCTGAGCTTTTTCCAAAGACAGCCTTAACTTGATTTTCTGTGCCCAAGGCTTTTAGTATCTTATTCTTTTCAAACTCAAAGTTGTAAACTTTCCAAATATCATCACCACCTTGATAGAAGTCACGAGCCTTTGTGTTCACACTAGACAACATGCTACCCATTTTTCCGCGACGGAATGTGTCTGTAAAGCTACCTGAAGTGGGCACCCCCAGAACATCTATTTCCGCAGAGCGAGTTCCGCCCAGTCCTTCAGAAACTAGCCTGTCAATCTCACGGATTTGAGACTGTGTACCAACGACTCCCAGCCTTTGTAACTTCTGAAAGTAATCAGCTTTGTCTGAGCGCTTGTTTATATTGTTCCAAACCAAACCCACACTATCCCACAGATTGGACCCTGCTCCTACGTTGCCTTGCATAGTTGCGAACAGCCCAGCAGATGTTACGTTACGAACCTGTGTGACTGGAGAGTAAATAGTTTTACTTGCCTGAGATATACCTTTTGCTCTCAGAAAACCTGAGTACAATGCACGAGAAAGATTACCCATCGTTCCGGCATCGCCATTCACTCTTGTGGTAATATCTTTGTACACTCTGTTGTTTGCGTATAAACCCTCAAGTGACCCGAAACCTTTTTCAAGCTTGGTGTAATTAGTTCTTTTTTGAATTTCAGGTAGTAAGTCAAATGCTTCCTGAGATAAAAACATACCGGACTCGCCGTCAACAAGATTGTTGTTGATGTACTTGTTAAAGTCATCGACTGCTCTAAACTCTGCCATGTCCGCGACAGTGGCTATAAATGCTTCTTGCGGGTCCTTTACCTCGCCTAAAAGTTGGCGAAGCTGTTGAGGTATTGCCTGCTTTGTAGCAAATAAACCTGTTTTAATTTTGTTCTTAGCAATTCTTTCCGGCTTCTGAGCAGACTTGGGCAGGAATCTGTTTGTGTTAGCGTATCTATCGATATACGCCTGAGTAAGTCTTTCCGCAAACTCATCTGAAGTCTTTGTGCCTGTGGCGTACTCTAAGATATCACCTTCCTGTCGTGGAACTTCAAGCTCGTCTGCTACTCTTTCAGCCATCTTTCCATTGTTTTTAAAGAACGAGACAGTTGCACCACGTTCTTTTATAAACTCTTTAGAGCCAGTAAAGTTCTTATCTTCAAATATTTTATATCGACGGCGAAGATATGATCCAATGTTATCTTTAATAGCGTCTGTTACTTCTTCAGAGCCTTCCTTTGTTAGATAGTCAGATGAAATGATATCGTTAGAAAGCTCATCAACTTGGTCCCGCATTTTCTTGGAAGGAACTTGCATGTATTTAGGCAAGCTCGACAACTCTGTCTCACCTGTTAGATAGGAGTATAGTCTGTTGTTTAGTTCAGTTCGTGCTAGAGGGGAGCCGTCAGCCATTATCTCTTCAGATTCTTTTAAAACTTTGTCCATACCGGACTGAATTTCACGAAGAGTTGTAGCGGCTTCATTAATATCTGCCTCGACCTTACCTGTTATTTTGGCGGACTCTTCAAACATATCTTGTGTCATGTTTCCGCGTGAGCGGAACACAGATAAGAAAGAGTTCACACCATTCCCAACAAGAGTGTCCTGCTCTGCCAATTCTGCAATAGGTTTTCCTATCGCTTTACCAGTAGCTAAAACACCACGAGCAACAGGAGAAACAATCGGAGCGGTAGCTTTCACCACTACCTTGCCTCCAAATCCAACAGTTTTTAGCGCAGGCTCAACAGCGGCGGCAGCGCCTGTGGCCTCAAGACCAAGCTTTAGTTTATTTGCTATACGGGCTGCGGCAAGTTCTCTGCCCTCAAGACCGATTGTGTCAATAGTTTTTGTTGGCCCGGCATCAAAGAAATCACCGATAGTTGTTACCCCATCAGTGGCTACAATGGCATCTGTTACTCCTGCGGCACCAATCTGTGATACCTTTTGTGCAAACTTAGGTAAGTTTTTTACACGACTAAGTTTGCTTACAGCGCTAGCGGCACCAAGACCGGGCACCACAAATTGCGCTACAACCTCTGCAATTTCACCTGCGGCACCTTCTGGGTCAATTCCTGCGGCCTCTCGAATACCATCGAATGCTTCAGTTACATCACGAGAATAGCTGGTATCAAACACAAGGTCCGTGGCAGCAGCACCGAGTTCCGCGATTCCCTGTGGAATGGCAAGCAAGCCAGATGCCACGCCTTCGGCGATTTCCTGTGTCGTTGACTCTTGGGTCTCGGATACAGGCTTTGGTACAAACGCCTGTTGAATAGGAGCGGGAACAGGAACGAACTGATTCTCTTCCTCTTCTTCGGTTACAGGTATGGGTGTGAACTCCACCATTTATTGCACCGTAAATGTTTGCGCGTTCTTACCTGTGCCAATTGTGTATGTGGACTGCCCCGCTTTCTTTGCAGCCGCGTTTGCTGCTATGTGTTGATCCGTAGATATTTGTTGTTGTGCTTTCTGAGTACCTTGTGCCAATTTACCCATTATGAACTTTTCAAATTCATCTGAACCCATATCCTTGATTAGTTCACTCACGACTCCAGATTGGGATAGAAGCCATGCATCCACATTGCTCATGCCAGCAGCGACTAGCTTGTTATAAGAGTTGGTGGTGTCCGTTGATTTTCCTGTGGCAGCGCCAGCCTGTTTGACTGCAGCCAAGGCTTCAAGGTCAGACATCTCATCTCCATCTGCTCTAGCCTCCTCTTGAACAGCCTTCATAAGTTTTATAGTTTCAGTGTCTGGGTCAGAAAGCTCTCTTTGAAGGTCAGCCTTCATGTCGAAAATCTTTTCTTCTTGGTTTGCTTTTAACTCAAACAGAGCTAGGTTTTGTTCAAAAGCATTATTTGCAAGTTTTTCTCTTGACGCAATTTGTGCCAAAGCAAGGGCTTCTCTTGAACCGACCTGTATTTCAGTATTTATAAGAGCAGTAGCAAGTCTTTTGTCCTGCATTCTTTCTTCGTGCTGTCGTGTAACTCTTGCCTGCTCTGCTTTCAAAGCAGCGGCTTTTTCAGAACTAATTTCTGCACCAACTTCTGAAGCAGCTTGCATCATAAGGCCACGGTCTTCTTTTGTAACAGCCTGTGCTTCGTCACCTACTGCTTCGGCGTAACCTTTAAGACCAACAGCCAACCCTTTTACCACATTTGTAAGAACATCAGGGCTCTCGCCAGCAGCAATCATAAGTCCCGTCATCATAAGGTTATAGTTTGCGTCAGTGCGAATGTCTTTTGCGCGCTCCCCAAGAAGTTCTTTTAGAACTTCTTTACGCTTTTCAATGCGTTCTTTTCTAGTACCTTGAATATTAAGAGTTTCGTCCATAGCTTTGGCTTTTTGAGACTCTGTCTTTGCTCCAGTTTCTCCTTGAAGAATGGATAAAGCTTGGTCAATTACAGCATTACCTGTGCCCTGAATTAACTTTCCCTCATCTTCTGCGCTTAGTGAGCCCTCTGTTAATCCTTCAATGGTTTCTGCGTCAAGGACAGGAGTAAAAGTAGCGGCCTTAGAAGAAGAGGTTTCTGCTTCCGCGTCTTTTTTAGCTGATTCTTGAGTCGGCGTTGTTGTAGCCGCAATAGTTTCTCCCGGAGTCTGTGGCGCACCAGTTGAGTATTCGTCATCAACAATATCCTCACCATAAGATGCAGTAGGGACTGTGCCGGGGCGGTATCTAGGGTCTCCTTGATTTACATAGTCAGCAGATGTGTCTGCCCTCGGAGATGACACAGCCATTGCCGCATCTGTTCTTGGGTCAGTAGATTTAAATTCAGGTCCAAGTAAACTGTCCACACCGCTAGCAGTTCTTGTTTGTGTGCCCGTTGTTTTAGGACGAGCAACCTCTCCTGTTCCTCCCAGCAGTTCTTGTAGACTTATGGCCTTACCGTCTTTTACAGCGCCAAGTATACCAACATCAGGAGCATCAGGATTTGAAAAAATAGAGCTTGTATCTTCTATTTTAGAACCAATAGTAGCCCCATACCCGGCTTCTCGCAAAGCTTTGACCTGCTGTTCATACGGAAGATCCTTTATGCTTTCTAAGAACCTAAAATATTCAGGTGTGTTTAC